TATTTTTAATAGCAAGCATTATTTATGAAAGAGGAAAAAATCAAAAAAGTTTGTGATAACTGCTCTAATCACTTAAAAGAGGACGGTTTAAAATTTAAATTAATAATTATTTTGGTCACGAATCCACTTAATTTCTGTCAAAAGGAATGTAGAGATATTTTTATTAAAACGAAGATGAATAATATTAAAATGACTCCTCGTAAAGCGCAATGGCTTAACGAAGATGAACAATATAAAACTACTCCTACATCGCAATGGCCTCATTAAATAATTAATGTAGTTTTTTTTGCCGATAAAAATAAAAATGATAACAGAGCAAGAGATTGAATCGATCTTAACAGATCCCAAAAAAAGACTTCTGACGTCCATTGTTCTTGCTGGTGATTTTCAACTTTTTATCAAATACACCCATTTTGCTTTTAACAAAGTCGAGTTTGTTTTTAAGCCTTTTCATCTCACTGTAATCAAGAAGCTGCAAGCCATTGCGTTTCAAGAGAATGAAAAAAGAAACCTAGCTTTGTCGCTTCCTGTCGGGGCTGGCAAATCTCTCATCGTAGAGTATTTCATCGCCTGGACATTCTGCAGGAATATCAATCTTGCTTATCTCTACACGTCTCACAACCGCACGAACATCATGAAGCTGTCGCGCGAGGTAAAGGATATTTTACAGCACCCTTTCATAAAAGGACTTTTCGGGTTAAAGTTAAAAGATGACGAAGCATCAAAAATCAATTGGAGCTTTGATGGCGCGATTAATAGAACAGGCTTAGTTGCGACAACAACTGGATCGGGATCTACGGGAGCGGATTCTGGCAACCCTGGAGTTGATGGCTATTCCGGTGGAATTATTGTAGACGACCCGATTGATTCTGGCGAAATTAGAAGCCAAATCGCCTTGGCAGAAGTGATTAGATTTTACGACGAGAAACTAGCAACAAGAAGAAGAACCCCGACAACTCCGTCGATTGTAATTATGCAAAGGCTTTGCGTAGGTGATTTAATTGGTTGGTTGAAAGAAACTCAGCGCGAAGATTGGGATTTTGTAGAAGTGCCGGCAATTGACGAAGAAGGTCGAAGTTTTTGGCCTGAGCGGTATCCCGTGGCAGAACTCGAGACAATCAGAAGATCAAACCCTGCAAAATTCTACGCACAATACCAGCAAAACCCGATTGTCGATGATGGAACGGCAATTTTTAAGAAAGACGGATTTAATTGGTATGAAGAGCTACCCAAATTTGAAAGAGTTGTCCAAAGTTGGGACACGGCTTTTAAAGTTGGAACTCAAAACGATTATTCTGTGTGTACAACTTGGGGCATTGTCGAAACGCAATTCGGAGAGAATTATTATTTGATTGATGTGTGGAGAGGCAAAGCAGAATATCCGCAGCTAAAAGAGAGATTTTTAGAACGCACGCAAAGATTCAGCCCGTTTCTTTCTCTTGTAGAGGATAAGGCAAGCGGTCAATCAATTCTTCAAGATTTAAAGCAGCTTGGCAATAATAGATTGCAAGGAATCAAGCCCGACTCTGACAAAGTAAGCAGGGCAGCCGCTCCGAGCGATATGATAGCAAGAGGTTTGGTTTACTTACCTCAACAGGCATCCTGGCTCGATACCTTTCTTGATGAGATGCTAACTTTTCCAAACGGGGCAAACGATGACCAATGCGATAGCGTAACTCAGTTTCTGAATTGGGCTAACAAACCGAGGGTGAAAACAGTAGGGTTCAACATCTAATCTTGATTTTCAGATTTGAGAAAGAGTTAAAAGAAATTAATTCTTCAAAATTAAAAGCTACGTAAAATATGTTTAAAAACTTCTTCAAGGTAAAAGAACAAAAAAACTATTCTCAGCAAGTAAGTTTGCTTCAATTGATCAATGGTACTTTTGGATATGCTGACAATTCAAAAGCTTTCATCAAATACTATGTTGAAGCCTGTCCAGTCTTTACAGCAACAAAGTTAATAAGCGACACATGCGCGTCGATCAAGATCGTTGTAAAAGATAAGAAAAAGAATGAATTTGTTAATCACCCAATTTTAAACCTGCTAAAAAATCCGAATCCTTTCACGGATGGTGATTTATTCATTAAGCAGTTAGTGAGTTACTTTATTTTGACAGGCAACAGCTACATCAACATCATTGGTACTGGCAAGCCTGTAGAGCTTAGCGTTTTTAACCCGTCAGCAATTACAATTCAAGCGAATTCACGCGATGGATATGCTGGCCAATACACCTACCGCAACCTAGAGCAATATGCTGTCTATTCCAGAAACGCCGATAAGAAATTTTTCGACTCTAAACAAAACGAGTTGATTCACTTAAGAGATTTTAACCCTAACTATTCTTCTAGCAATTTGGAAGGATCTTCTGCCTTCTTGGGTTGTGAGTTAGAAATTAGCCAATACGTTCTAGCTAGTATTCACAACAATTCGCTACTTAAGAACCAAGCCCGCCCGTCAGGATTGCTTACTTATAAAGGGGAAACCTTGTCTAACGCTGAACTTGAAGGCGTAAGATCTATATTAAAAGATCAGCTTTCTGGATCAGCTAACGCAGGTAAAACCACTTTCTTAAACGGCGAATATGACTGGAAGCAGCTTAGCGAATCAGTGAAGGATATGGACTTTCCGCAATTGAAAAAAGGAGTGTCCGAAGCTATTTATTCAGCTGTAAAAATTCCCCTTCCGATGATTAGCCCGGACAATATGTCTTTTGCTAACATGGACGCGTCTAAATTTGCATTTTATGACAACGCCGTGCTTCCTGTACTCGGCAACGTCCTTGAATTTTTATCTAAAAACTTGTTGCCTAGGTATAAAGATTCTGAAAATTTAGAATTGACTTACGACGCAGCCGCAATCGAGGCCTTAGAAGTCCGCAAAGTTGAAAACGCTTTGACAATCTCAAAAACAGGAGCTTTGACAATAAATGAGGTTAGAGCGATGATGGGATTTGAATCAGTTGAAGGCGGGGATATAATTTACCAACCAGCAACCCTCGTTCCAGTCGGTCAGGATCGTTTTACCGCAGATAATAGAGACACACCAGCAGAAAAGGCGCATTACATCAAGTTAATGTCTGGAATGAAAACTATAGAAGGCAAAAGACTTTATTCAGACGACCTGATCAAGAAGAATTTGCAAATTTATTATTCATGACTTTTTCAATAGAAAAGATTGACGAAGAAAAAATAAGAATTGAAGCGTCTGTTGTGCCAAAGATCAAAAAGATTTTTGCAAATATGGCAGAAGATGCCGAGACTATTTATCGCACAACTGGAAGAGTGCCAGAAGAGTTGGCAGAAAACTATTATCCAGAATTCTTAAAAGAAGTTAGGGATGCAATGCGAAAGACAATCAAGAAATTCGGATTTGATTTGCGCGGCAATCTTGAAGCCAAGCACGGCCTTTTTTTCGACGCTGAATTTAAGAAAAGCCTTATTGGAATTGAGTTTAAAAAGTCGATTAAGATTGTAGACGAAAACATTGATCCGAAACTTGAAAACGTAAACAACGCCTTTCTTTCTGCTTCAACTTTCTTTGTAGCTAATCAATCAGAAGCTCAGGCAACATTTATAACGGCAACTAACTCAAAAGAATTGACTTTGGCCGCTCAGCAAGAGGAAATTCTATTTGCTGACAACATGAGTAAAAGGGAAAGCGAGTTAAATAATTTGCTAGGCAAAGAGCCGATCGCTATCGGGTCACAACAAACCAGAATCAGGCAACAAATAGAGGCCTCCAGGAGACAGCTTAGAGAATCAGCAAGAAACTCTCAGTCGATCATTGCTAAAAACATTAAGATCAATCTTTTAGAGAGATCGCAACCAAGAAGCGAGCTGATTGCTTCGCAGAATGTCGGAATGGCAGAATCATGGTCGAGACAGACCGAGGCTCAGCTTGTTAATGATGCTAATTTAGTTGCAAGCAGTGGAAAGGTTGTAACAATTATGAAAACATGGTTTGCTCGTCTCGACAGTCGCACAAGACTAGAGCATGTTGCGGCGGATCTTCAACAAGTGCCAGTCAATCAAACTTTTATGGTTGGTGGAGAGTCTTTGCTTTACCCGCGCGACCCTAACGGCAGCTCAGCAAACGTGATCAATTGCCGATGTGTTGCGGATTATTCCAATAAATCTGAAACCGCCTCCAAGTCTTTTAAATCAACAGAAACCTACAAACCAACAGAAGAGATGGCAAGAAACGCCACTCGTGGCTTAGAATGGCGAGAAAAATATGGAAGGGGCGGCACTGCTGTTGGAGTTGCTAGAGCTAATCAATTGAAAAACAGAGAAAACCTAAGCGAAAGGACTGTTAAAAGAATGCACTCTTATTTTTCAAGACATGGAAACTATCGCTCAAGTTTTTATGAGTTTAGAGATGGAGAGCCGACCACTTGGCGCATAGCTTGGGAATTATGGGGCTCTGATGCGGGCAGAGACTGGGCGAGCAGGATTGCTGAGAAGCTTAGAGATTAATTTAAGAACAATAAAAATTGAC